TCAGTATCCAAACCCCACGATAAAGGCTCGTATGGGTCTATCGGCAGAGGCGTTAGAGGATGCCTGTTTGTAGATTCTGAGTCCGGCTCGATTAAAGCTAATGAGCTGTAACCAGTTGTCATTTTCGGGCTGGTCATTTTCTATCTGGGGGGTTGCTGATACGCTGTAGCATACATTGGGGAAGAGGATGGGCCAGGTAAAATCATAGCCCGCCTGGTCTGTCATCAATGGAGTCTTCATCCATTGCATGATTGTTCCGTTTCCTATTTCCAGCCAACCATTGTCACCATAATACTGAATATCAGGAATGAATTGAGAATGGGTCGAGGCATTAGTCCACGCGCTTCTTAAGTCACCATAACAAGCTCTTACGGCGGCCCTGAGGTTAATCTGTGTCCTTAACTCCAGTATCCCTATGTGTCGTCTGGCTGCAGGGTCGCAGATCAGGGTTATCGGCTCTGCTAACTGTCCGTTGTCAATATCACTACCTGCAAAGACTGCTACTTCAAACCCTGTGCAATAACCTTCCGGCTCTGGTTCTGTAAATCTCCAGTTGACATCAACCCATCGTTTTGTCATGGCATTTGTAGAGCCGGAAGGCGGCGGATCCCCTCCGCCTCCAGCATTGCCCTCTGGTTTAGACTGACCTGCAGGGCTTTTGTCCTGGTGTATCAGATACTTTGGTAAACCCATGTATGACATAAATTACTCCGTTTACTCCATTGGCTCTGAATACATGACATTGATGGTGCAGTGTGTAGGAGCTGCAAGTTTCCTTTGGGATATTCCATGCAGCATGAAGGGCACTGCATTGACTTCATCAAGCTCCTGGACAGCTTGACCGAATTTATTGAAGGACGGGAACTTGAGATAGATTGTTTCTCCCCCTTCTGCAATGTCCCATCGGTCAAAGTCTATCTGTGCGACAGCATCATCAAGGCGCATAAATATCGCTCCGGTTGAATGATTAGCAGATGGACTGCCAAACAGACCCCTTCTTAGAGATGTCAGGTTATATCCATTCGCACCTGCTAATACTGCATTCTGGAATGAGATTATTTCTCCGTCCACATAACAGAGCGTTTCCCAATGGTCTGCATCCAACTGAGACGCGCTGACTAATTCTCCTTTTGATATTTGCAGATTAACACCCAGGACGTTTCCGTTATCAGGGTTCAGGCCATTAAAAGAAGCTAATGAACGTGTCAGGGTTCCATGTCTGGCAGGGCCGTTAATGCGTCCTAACAGGCTGTAGGTTGCATTGTCTCTGCTGCCCCATATTTCACACCCTCCCCAGTTTATACCTCCACTGGTGCCTATCCAGGCTTGTAATTCCCCGTTTGACAGGTCTGCTGGCGGTTCAAATATCACAGGAGGATTACAATTACCAGGCTCGTCTGCGGTGTTCGGACTGTCGCCGCCTCTTATTGGCACTGGATAGGCTATAGCTGTCGCAATTCCTATTGGCCAGTCCTCGGCTGTAATGGACAGTTCGCCTTCTTCATCCTCTTCTACTGAGATAATACGGACTGGAGTATTATTTAATCCTAAACCCGGCTCAGTCAGTGTCACTAAGTCCCCAGGCTCCAGCAGGGTATATCTCCAGCCTAATTTGAACTGATACTTATTCCTGACACCTATATAACGCTGTAGCATTATCTGTGCAAGTATCTGGGCTGGCTCTGCTGTAGCGATACAGTCAGCATTAAATTCAGAAGCAGGTCTCACTCCGAATAAGTCCTGTGTAGCAAGGTCATCGGCGGCGGCTACATCCTCTGCATAGGCCAGAAGTCGGTTTTTGAACTTTATCTTTACTGAGTTATAGGCATCAGCGGCGGTCTTACGCTTGACTTGTATGGGGTCATCCTGTCCTAAGAAGTCATCTACAGTCAGAGCATATAGTGGAGTGCTGTTTGGTTGCCAGTCTCCTATCGGTAAATCACCGAGGGGGATTATCTTTAATTTACCTCCTGACCATACTGAGATTGAGTTGGTACAGGCGAGAAGGGTTTTTAATGCTTCCAGTCCTGGTCTCTGGTCATCAAAACAGGCTGATACAAGTAATCCGGCGGCGGATGTATATTTTCTGTAATCTGCGAGGGAATCAATAGCACTTCCGGGGAATCCCATTCCATGTACCGGATCGGCCAGCATATCAAAGATGACTTCGGCAGGGTTTGCGTCCCATACTTGGTTGGCACCTGCACCGAAGCCTGTTATTTCAAAGGAATGATTCTTTGTTGTACCGCTCTCCCCTAAGTCAAAGCGTGGCTGTGCTACATATGCTGTAGAGCCGTACCCAATCGCTTTGTCAGGATGCTTTGACGTAAGGTAGGGCCATGGTGTCTGGGCCTCGTGTCCCTCGGCAATGTGAAGGGGGAGCGGAGGTATTATTAATCCAGTTGTCTTGTTGGTGAGCCATTTATTGCTATGTCTTTCTCTGTCGCGGAGATATTCAGGACTATTGAGGTATTCATACATCTCTTCAGGGTCAGGCAGTCCTGAAATATCTTCTGCTGCTTCATAGAAGTCTTTATCTACCCATACTGAGCCTATATGCACTGGCCCTTCACAGATTGCGAGTATCATGGCGGCTGTGTAGTAGTAGTTATTATCGGTCTGTCTGGAGCCTCCTCCTCCTTTGCCGGAACGGGTGGTTGCAGTTTCGTTTATCGCTGTAAAATCATCATAGAACACGAGGTTAGCGCAGACCCTGACTCTTCCGTAGACTACAGGGATACAGCGTCCGTAACCTGAAGTCGAGATGACTAAATTATCGAGTAGCTCTGTTGCCGGGCCGTTACGATTTTTACCGCCATATAGACCTGCCATATTTACTCCGAGAGAATGGTTGTTGGATAAGCACCCGCAGCGGGGAAGCCGTCACCTTGTAAGCTACTTGCAGTTTTGGATTGCTGCTTCGTCACCTTGGTTTACCTTTCTGTAGTCATAGGGTTATGGGAACTATAGTCAAAAGCCGCTGAATACTTGGCGGGGGCCGCTCGTTTCACTCGCTTTCCCCCGCACCCCTTGTCGGCTCTGGCGTAGCCGCCAGAAGCCGACCAGTCTCCTTACTAAGTCCTGATTGGCTATTGCATCATCAATAACAACTGCACCGGCTGTTATGTAGGCATGTATTATCTGGGGCCATGCTATCACTATTGAGCCGTGCGAGATTGTCCTTCCATATCTGAACAGGGCCAGGTCTCCAGGCAGGGGAGAGTCCGCTTTTTCAAAATGTCTTTCGACTATTTCCAAATACCGCTCCTCGTTCCTGTGTAGGTGCCAGTCCCTTGGGTATGGCTCTATGTCGAGTTTGGGTATTAGACCTAAGCTCTCAAATACTGCGGCTGGAAATTGGCCGCAGTCTACGCCTATACCCTTTAACCTCGCCTCGTGATGATAGGGCGTATTGAGCCAGGTGAGGGCCTCGGTGGTGATGCTATCGGCGATGGCGGTAGTCATAACGGCTATTAAACTATCGGGCTGTTTCAGGCGGTGGTACCCAGGGGAATCCCCTGAAGCGGTTTATGTTGCTGAATTTGTTATTGCAGGTTACGTGTGTCTTATCGCAACCTGGAACAATCTGGAATGTGGTTCCATTTGCTGCAGGGAATGGCAGGGGCAGGGCAATGTCAAGTCCTGTAGCATCTGACTTCTTAATCGTCCGTCTGGCTCCGCTATTATTTCCACTGGTAAAGACGATTACACCCTGGTCAAAGTAGCCTACTGGCTTTCCTGTATTCCAGTTAATACGGGTAGTAGTTCCGCCTGTAGCTGTCGCATTTATCTGATAGATTGCCCTGTTTAGTCCGCAACCTTCCCCATAGACCTGATGACTGCATCCGGGCTGGAATATGTTACGGGGCCAGGGTGCATCAAGTATTTCGAGCAAACTCTTTACTTGCAGCTTGACTTCAGTATGGGTCGGATCAATCGCTGCTACTCGTCCTTCAAACAAATGGACTGTAGCTGTGACTACACCCCATGTGAGCATGAAGGCACGTTCCAGCTTTACTGTCGCTCCGTCCAACGCTCCATTTGCTGCAGCATGGGTAAAGGGTATTCCAGACAGGGTTATGCTCTCTCCAGTCCCTATGGTTACGTCTAACGTATCGACCTCGAGCGCAGACGTTAGTTTGGTACCGCCTCTCTTTATTATCGGGCCTGTCAGATAGGTATAACCTCCTGTAGTTATGGGAATGTCTGAGGATGTCCAGCGCAGTACCTGGCCCGTTATGGTGGTTATAGTCCACAGGTCAGCTAGTGCAATCATGTCAGACGTGTTATTCCATAATGTCTGGAAGTCTCCTGAAGTGACGCGTCTCATATTGCCTCCCCCAGACCCCCGCCACAGGCCTTACATATCGCTCTCATAGCAACTTCATATGAAGGGGCACAATGGGAATAGGCACTACTTGACAGTAATCTCGCATAGCTATCAGCTATTGCCTGTCGTTTGGACTGATCGCTGTACTCTATCTCGACTGCTATCGCTTCTACTTCCATATCAAACTGAAACTTCTTTGAAGTCAGATACTTGAATAGATAGCGAAGTCTACCTGTGTCCCTTTGCTGTCTCAGATGGCAAATCTCATGCTCTAACTGCGCTTTTGAAATCTCTTTCCCGTCCGGTGTATAGATATTCGGACTAAATGCGACAGTCTGGAATGGCTTTGTAAATAGCCGCAATATCCAGGGCTTCTTTTTTATTCTGTAATTCATGCTATTTCCTTTCATGGAATGAGGATCGAGACAGGGATTATCGCTACGGCCTGGTCTCCTAAGAGTCCCTCGTCTGTCTCTATCTCACCTTCTATCCAGCAATGGGAAACTAAACCGCCTAGCGTCAATACATCCTCGTCCTTTGGTGCTAATGCGTTCTCAATGGCATCTAACAGGACATTCTGCTGCGCGGGGTCTCTATTCTGGTTATAGAGATATAGCTTTACAGGTAACTCCAGTCTGGGGGGCAGACCATATCCGTTAATGGTTACGTTCTGGTTGGAAGCAGTCATGTAGAGGGCAGGTTGTCTGTCAGCTTCTACGTCTGTCCAGTGCATTAATCTACGTGAGAATGTCGCAACTCCTGGTATGGCTTCTATCAGCTTTTCAAGGGCAGAAAAAATGGCTTCTCTGTCATTCATTACTGGCTCCTCTGTATATAGCGTCCTGAATGGCCTTTAATATTTCAGGCTTTAATTCCTTCAATGCTTCGCGCAGGAATGAGCGTTTCGGAAGGTTCATTTTCCAGTTACGGGCATGTGCTTTAACGTCTGCTAAACTTCCTCGCTTTGTCTTTCTTTTGTGTGCTTTGACTTGTGCTAAACCCTTACCCTGAAAACCAAACTCATGGGCGGCGGCATAGGTCAGCTTGATGCCTACTGAGCCATAGGTATTTTTCCCGGACTCTATAAACTTCATGTTTATCTTACGGCGGAGTGTGCCTGTCCTGTTTTTCAGAACCTGGCCTGACACTTTTTGTTTGGCTCTGTATAACACTTTTGCTGTCTGCTCTTTGATTGCTACAGCAAGTTCTTTCTGTACTTGGAGGGACATTTCAGAGAGTCTTTTGATGATCTTTAGGTTTCCGACTATCTGATAGCTCAGCATGGTGCAACCTTTCTATAGGGTGCAATCCTGGCTGTAACAGAAGCTGGCATAGCGGAGGTGATGAATGAGACTGTTTCTCCTGCTATTGACTTGGATTGATGGCCTATCCTCTCGCGCTCTCTGTAGTGCAGTGCTACGAGTTCAATACAGGCTTGCTCAAGGTCAAAGGGAACTGCATCATATCCGGCTGTATAGGTGACTTGTATGCGGCTCCGTCTGGGCCAGGGGCCGTTATCTGCTCTCCAGATTGTTAAATTGTCATGTCTAATCTTTACTTCGGCTCCGTCAATCAATACTTTTTCAATGCTCTGTATGGGAGTCGCAGGGGGCATGATGGTGGTTGAACCGTACCCTGTTATAAAGTCTGTGCGCTCTGTAGCTAATATGGGTCTGTTGATTGCTTTTTCGATGGTCTGTGATTCGGCTGTTATCAGTCTCTGTAGTAATACGTCTGATTTGTCATCTGCTATTCCTAACCATGTTTTTACAGCGTCCAGTGTCACGAGGTCTCTGCTTCCGGCACCTGTAGTGCCTACATGGAAGTCACCTGACAGCTTTAATACTGCTCCATACAGGGTATTAGCTGTAAATGTCAGTTGGTACCTGCAGCCTGTGATTCCATGAGCTACTTTTTGTGTGAGTTCGGTTCCGTTAATATGAACCGACCCTGATAGCATGTCTACTGCATCGGGGTCATCTCCGTGCAATAGCTCTATCTGACATTCGCTAGTGAGGATTTTATCGTTTGGAGATAACTGACGCACTGTGTCCAGGGTAAAAAATTCTTCACTGTCAGGGGGTTTTGGGTTCCAGGTTGACATTACTCACTCCGCTTGATGTTTGGTAGGCCATTCGGGTCATGCTGTTTCATTTCGTTCCCTCATGCTTCGCTCACTCCATTGCACATCCTGACTCTTAGGCCATTCGTGCCTTTAGAGGGGTTCAGAACACCTCAATCAGTTTTATGCCGCCGGTCTTCCAGTGGTAGAGGGACATGCGCTCTATCTCAAGTCCATCCTCCAGGAAGCGGCAGGTTCTTATTTGGCCGTCAAGTGGGTCTGTGAAATAAAAGGTATCCCATGACCCTCTCATGCGTATGTAGAAGCTATTTAATGTCTGGGGCTGTGTCTTTCCATCAAGGCCGGTTATGAGTACGTCAAAGGTTATCTGATATTCATATTTGGGCCTTGATTGCCAGGACGTGCGAAGCTCTCTGCCGGAGTTCGATGTCTGTGTCTTTGTGGCAAATTTGGCTTTGCGCTTGATGGTTATCGAGCGTCCTGAGAAAGATGGGAAGTGTTCACTAGACATATGCGAAGTTCCTGACCTGCTCTCTTATTAATTCCCTGAACTGACCTGCATTGTCTTTCATCCAGCTATAACTTGACTTAGCATCCATGGCACTCAGGTTTATTACAATGGGACTGCTATCTCCCATGTCTCCGCTTTCTAACTGCTCCCTGAGCGGCTCTGCATACTTGGCAGGTAGTACCATTTCTTTTTTATGAATCATTGCAAGCTGATCGGATGGGACTTCACCCCATCCTCCTGCTGCGCTGGAGAGCTTACCTGTCAGTGCCAGGATTGCTCCTATAGCTGCTGCCATTGCTGCTGCCCCCAGAGCCGGGCCTACGTATGGGATATTTGCCATTGCTGTAAATGCTTTGGCACCTCCTACAGGTGCAGCGGCTGTTATGTCTGTAACGGCATTAGAGACAGTTACGCCCTTCGCTTTTACACCTGCTGCGACTTTTGTGGCAACTTCCTGATTGGATATTTGCTTTGTGAAAAGTAATTTCAAACCCTCGATTGTCTTATGCTGGACTAATTCATGGGCAGTCTTTTTGATAAATGCTTGCAGAACGTCATTTAATACGTTCTTTGTAGCGTCTCCCCAGGACATCGTGCCGTTCATCAGGCCGACTAAGGAGTCTTCCATGGACATTTTGATTGAGTTTGCTACGTCCTGCCATATCGCTTTCTGCTCTAATGCAGCTTGACGGGCATTGTTGTTGATGGCGTTCTGGAAGTCTCTGTCCAATATTTCAATCTGGTTATATAACTGCGCTTTACGCTCAGGCTGTGTCTGGTCGAGTGCAATCTCTCTCTGTAGTCCTTCCAGTTGTATTTCATAACGGCGGTTTATTATGTCTCTCTCGAGTTCAACTAGTTGTAGAGCGGTTATCTGACCCATTCGATAACGGAAATCGAGCGCAGACTGCTCATCGTCTAAAGCTGTCTGTCTCATACCAAGTTGCATCCAAACGGGATCAACTTGGTATGAAGGCGGCGGGTCACCGCCGCCCGCAAGTTTTTGATAATGCGTGCTCTGCTCGCGTTTGAAAAAACTTTGGCGTTCTTTGCGTTC